TGTCGTAGATGCACAATCAGTAAAAAAAGTTGAAACTGGCGTACTTAAAGGATTCTCTATTGGAATCAGAGCGCCACGAATTGTCCGAGATAACAAAGCCGCCAACGGCAGAATTATTGATGGGCAAATTGTAGAAGTTTCATTAGTAGATAGACCAGCAAACCCAAACGCCAAATTAATGTTGGCAAAGTCAAACGGATTGGAAGTAGTTCAGATGGAACAATTTATTCAAAAAGAAGCAGATGAAACTCCAGTTGAATCTACCGAGCCAATTGAAGTTGTCGAAGCAGAAGTTGTTGAAGCAGAAACTGCCGCAGTAGAGGCAGAAGAAGCAAAGGCAGATATGCCTTCAAAAGAGGACGCATTAAAAGCGTTGGAAGAATTGCGCGAGAATCTTATGGCGCACGAAAAGATGTGCAAAGAACTTGGCTATCTTGAAGAAGAAGATGACAAGGCATTAGAGCCTGTTGGCGAATCAGCCGAAGAGGAAACAGAAGAAGGCTCAAAGCCAGAAGCGGCAGAAGAAGAAGTTGAAGAAGCCGAAGGCAAGAAAACAGCAGAAGGCGAAACAGCCGAAGAAGCAAAAGAAAATTCCGTTGAAGAAACGGAACAACCTGCTCTAGATGATGACGTTATTGACGCCATTGTTGATAAAGCCGTAAAGAGTGCAACAGCAACTGTTCGTGATGAGATTAAATCCTATAAAGAGGAAATTAATAAGTTACAGGCAGAGTTGGCAACGGCTAAGAACAAAGCAGTAGGTAGCGGACCGAAGCGCGCCGTAGTAAGTAAGCCAGCAATTCTTGAATTCAATGAGTTCAGCCGAATTGCCGAGCAATACCGTGCTAAGGCGGCAGATACCACCGACAATCAATTGGCGTTGGGATATCGGGAATTGGCGGCAGAGTTTGAAGCCAAAGCCGTTGCATTAATTAACAACTAACCAAATAAACTCTTTACGAAAGGAAACAAATGGCAACATCAGCCTTGAAAGCCACAGAATTGTTTTCTGACGCGACTTCTGCAAAAGACGCCGCACTACGTCAGGAAGAATTCTCATCTGCTTTTAATAAGTCTGTAAATGCCTCTGTTACTGACCCATCTGCCATTATGGCAATTAAGTCAGGCACAGCGACATTTGCAACAGTAGCGCCAACACCAGTTGCGCAACTTGAATCACTAATGTCCAACAAGTCACTTACACCTGACGCAGTAGGCGCGCTTAATAACGCACTTGCTTCACAGCGTATGGCTATGCAGGATATTCAGAAAGAAATCACACTTACATCTCCACTTAGCACATCATTTGCAGCCTTTGACCTAGAAGCGCCTGCAAAGTTGCTTACACCACGTCCAACACCACTACGTAACCGAATTCCACGCAAAAAAGGCGTTGGTACTTCACACCGCGTTAAGCGTATTCTTGGTTACACAGGTACAGGAACTGGCGGAGTTGGAAACACTTGGCCGGGAATCACACAAAGCACAACTACTGCATTTGGTTCAATTAACTTTGAACGCGGACCACAAATCTCATATGCCGCAGATGACTTAGTACTTCCTTACAACTCTTACTCACTATCTGACGCGGTTTCGTTTGACGCAAACTTCTCAGGTATGGGATATCAGGACTTGCGCCAACTTTCATCTACTTCAACTCTATATGCAACAATGCTTATGGAAGAACGTATGATGTTGATGGCTCGCGGAACTGCAAGCGGATATTCAGGCGCGCTATCGGCACCTGCAACTGTAACTCTTTCATCACCTGTTGCAAGCGGTTCAGAAACTGCAATTGCGGCAGCAACTTACTATGTTTATGTAACAGCAAACGCTGGTATCGCAGGCTCAGGCTTCGGCGAATCAATCGTTTCAACTGTTCAATCAACAGCAGTTGCGTCAGGCGATGTTCTTGGAATTTCTTGGACTGCCGTTACAGGCAACCTTGGTTACAACATTTATGTTGGCACATCTACAGGAACAGCAAACTGTACCTATGTAGGAACAGCACAAGGAACTTCTGCTGTAATTCAAGGCGCAGGAACTGTCGGTCTAACTGGCAATAACTTCGCTCTAACAACAACAGGAGCCGCCGCGTCACGCGCAAACGCAGATACATCTGCATATGCAACTGGCTATGACGGAATTCTGCCTACTGTTCTTGGCGCTAACTCAGGCTATAACAATACAATTAACAGCACATTCAGCACATCAAACCCTGGTACTGAATATCAGACCGTTTTCTACAATCTCTACAACAATGTTAAGGCTGACCCTGATGAAATTCTTATCAATGGTTCAGACCGCAAGCAGTTGTCAGACGCAATTAAAAACGGCTCAACAGCAAACTACCGTCTAAACCTCACACAAACAGAGGCTGGCGATTACATTGGCGGCGCAACAATTGGTGCGCTTTACAATGAAATCACAGGCAAGATGGTTCCACTTACTGTTCACCCTTGGTTGCCACAGGGCGTTTCTCCTGTTCTGTCATACACTTTGCCAATTCCTGATACAGAGGTATCAGATGTTTGGTCAAACTTTATGGTTCAGGACTATATGGGAATCCAATGGCCTGTAACTCAATTCCAGTACGAATTTTCCACCTACTTCCGTGGAACTTTCTTCTGTACCGCTCCTGCTTGGAACGGCGCAGTATCAGGAATTGTTTCTGCATAATGTGTCTAGTATGTGGTTGCAATCAGCCAGCACTTAGTCACGGCGGCGGTCAGACAATCTTGCCTGACGGCACAACCGCGACTATGACTACGGCTGTAATGGTTACACCTAACGAAACACCAAAGTAATTCGTCAAGAAGGGTGGCGCGTCATATAGTGGGCGCGCCACCTTTTTTAACTTAGAAAGGCAAACAAATGGGAAGATTATTAGCGTCAGATGGCGGCGTTAAAGGCGTGGACATTACAACAGAGCGCGGTGTGCGTTCATATAATCCTGATAAAAAAGGCGTTATAACAGTTGATAATCCAACACACGCCAAACGATTGAAGGCAGAGGGTTTTTTTGAAGCGTCACTAATGGGTGCAACTGTTGGCGGCGAAAGTCTTGGTTACACTTGTTTAGAGTGTGGCTTTGGGAGTTGGTTTGCTTTGTGTAGCCGTTGCGGTCATAACAACAGCACAACACCTAGAGATGGAGAATAATGGCAATTGGTTTAAATACGGACACGTTTTTTGAAAGCCCATATCTAACTGCGGCTGAATATTTAAACGCGCCAACTTCTATTGATTACACTAATTTGGTTGTAGGCGGTAATGGTGCCGCACAAGAAGCCGAACTTAGTCGTGTCATTTTGCGAGCGTCATCATTTCTTGATGAGTATTTGAACCAAAATCTTGTTGCCACGCGCAAAGTAGAAACACAACGCACGCGTTTTATGCCTAACGGATTTATTTCGTTACACCCAAACCAAAATCCAATTATTGCGTTAGAGGAATTTTCTTACGGAATGGCGCCAAATCAGTTGGTGGCAATTCCTGACCCTTCTTTGTGCTGGTTTGAATCACAACAAATTGTTATACCACTTAGCCAAATGTCGCTTACTTGGTCGTCTAGCGGACCACTTTCTTTTGGCGGCGGTGGCTCTAACTCAAATCAAATTTATTGCAAATACACATACACTTCGGGGTACGTTAATAACCCGATTGCTGTGGCGATAGCGGCGGCAAGTTCTATGACAGTTGCCAACCCAACTGGAATTGTGGCAGGGCAAGCGTTACGAATTTACGATGGCGCAAAGTCAGAGTTAGTTTATGTTGCCAGTAACTACACATACGGCTCAACTACCGTCCAATTAGCCTCTCCGTTGCTCTACGACCACGCCGCAGGCACAACCTTTGGTAATCTGCCAAATGCCATTAAAGAGGCTTGTATCCTCGTTACAACGGCTTTTATTAAAATGCGTGGCGATAGTTCTATGACAATGCAAGTAACGGTTAATCCAAGCGGAAACATTACAGGCGCAGAGCGTTACGGCTCAGAAATTGCACTTGCTTTGGAGATGGTCAGCCTGTATCGCCGAGTGCGTTAATGGCAACGCTTACAGGTCGCGCCGCCGTACGCGCACAATTGTCCAGTTTTATTTCCAATCCACCGCTTCCTACTTTAAATCAAGTGTGGACTTCTTTCCCTAAAAACATTAATTTCCAAGTTAATGCACAAGTAGGGCAAATGTCACGTGCTGCTTGCGTTGTATTTATTCAGCAAGAAACAGAAACACGCCTTGCAATTGGTGGCGCCACTAACGGCTGGAAACGGATTGACTACACAGTTATTTTGCAAATATTTCAACACTCCCTACACCGCGATTCAACGGCGGCTATGGACGATTTTGATACACTTATTGACGCCATAAAAGAAAGACTTCGTTCCAACCACAACTTTGGTGACACAACTGGCAACTTAGTGTGGCAAGGTGCAGAGCCAATTATTGACGCCTTTTATGGTGAACCAAGCACAAACAAAGAGGGAGCAACGGAAACGTTTGCCGAATTGCAGTTTGCTGTAACGCAGATGATTCAAGCATAAGGAGATGCAATGAAATATAAATACAATGGAACAGATGAACGTGTGTTTCCTTCGCTTGGCGTTGTCGTAAAGCCCGGCGAGGAATTTGAAGCACCCGAAGATTTTGTTGCCGCCGATGTTGTGCCTAGCACTTCATTAACAACAAAAATAGCCAAGCCAACAACAACGTCTGTCGCCACAGACTTACCGCAGGAGAGTGAATAAATGTCCGTACAAAATTCCGTTCGTTCCTATATAGGAATTGCCAAAGAAACAACAAAAGGCACAGTAGTTGCGCCAACAGATTTTATCCCAGTAGCAAAAGACAGCCTAAAGCCAGTAGATATTGTGGACCCACTTTACGATACAGGCTTGCGTGGCTCTAACGTTGTAAATTACAACTATATTCAAGGACGTACACGTTCTACATTTGATTTTGGCGGCGCTGTATTTGCTGACACTATCGGTTACGGACTTGCTGGCGTTTTAGGTGCAGTTGCAACAACAGGCGCAAGCGCGCCATACACTCACACCATTAGTTTGCTAAACAGCCTAACAAGTGATGTTGATGTTCAGCCAATCTCTTACACACTCACCGACTTTTATGCCGTTGATGTGCGTTCATACCCTGGTTGTCAGTTCTCGGACTTCTCATTGAAGTTTAACGCGGACGGTATGTTGGAGTATGACGTTAAAGCAACTGGTTGGAAATCAAACACAGTTGCAGACCCAACACCAACCTTCTCAACTGTATTGCCTACACCAGTTTGGCAAGGAACGGTTTCAATCGGTGGTTCTACTGTTGCAACAGCAATGGAAGGCTCTATTGAAATGACGCGCGGCGTTACACCTATTTATGGAATTTCTAGCACGCAGAATCCGTATCAGGTTTTTCTTGGCGCACTTGAAGTTACAGGCTCAATTAAGTTTGTAATGGAAAATGATTCACAGTTACTAAATTTCCTTAACAACACACAGCCAGCCATTGTTCTTAACTGGGCATACGGCGCAGGCGCAACAGCAGTTCAGATTCAAGCCACAATTACTAAAGGCGCTTACACCGCCGCAATGATTGAGCGCGGAGATGATTTTGTTTCCGTGTCTATTGAATTGAACGCACAGGCAAATACAACAGATGATGGTGCAAGCGGTGGTTTTGCGCCAATTAAATGGGTATTGCAGAACGCAAAGGCTTCTGGCACTTACGCGTAAGGTCAGAATAAATGTGCTAAGGGGCGGTTGTAGAAAACGCCTTCCTTTCTCTCGCCCCTTAGCACCCTATTTAAGTTAAAATCGGAAGGCAACCCCGATGGAAGGAAAAAAAATGGCTAGTAAAACAGTTAAGTTACCAAGTGGCGCAGAGGTAGTTCTACGTGACCCATCTACGCTAAGAGTTAAAGACCGCCGCAAGATATTTGCCAACGCTTCTAACGCCAAAGAAGGCATTATGCAAGCGTTGTCCCTTACTGACGGCTTAATTGCTGTTTTGGTTGAATCTTGGACTTTGGATTTAATGATTCCGTCTATTCGTATTTCATCTATTGACGAAATGGAAATGGCTGATTATGACGCATTAACGGAACATACTAAAGAAGCGCAAAAAGTTCTGTTCCCACAAACGCAAGAAACGGAAGAATCGGCAAAGGATATTGAAAGCCCTTTCGGCGACTCCAACGATTAAAATGGATACTTGAAGGCGGCGAACGCCACGAAGCCTTTAGTTATCCTGATGAAGAATGGCTTTACTATGTCTGTGCCAAAGAATTTGGCTGGACACCGCTAGAGGTTGATGAGCAACCAGCAGGCACTTTAGATTGGTTGCTCGCAATCTCGGCGATAGTGAAAAAGGTGGAAAGTGATAACCAGTAAT